GCCCATCATCTCCCCCACAAATAGGGGATTGAGTTGGGAAGTGTAGCCAGTTGCTTGATGGACTTGCATTGCTAAATCCTCTTGTCTGCCCTTCGATATTCGATTGTTCCAATATGCTTCCTTGTGAGAATGCTTTACTATTTGAGCCGTTGGGGTTGCCATCATTGAGTTTGCCCATCTGCTCAATATCACCGAGTGCATTGATCCTTCCTTTACTTGTGTTGACTTCATATTCGCCGTTGCTCCCGTTGAATCCATTGCAGTTACGGTAGGCAATAAACCAAACCCTGTCCCTTCGATGGGGAGCGTTAACGGCACAAGCTGGAAGTACATACGGCCAAACTTTGTACCCCGCAGTTTCCAAGTCAGTTTGCACTTCGTGGAATACCAATCCGTTTGACCAATTAACAAGGCCGAAAACGTTTTCACCCACGACGAAACGTGGTTGAATTTCTCTAATTGCTCTAAGCATTTCGGGCCACAAATGGCGTTCATCTTCTTTTCCTTTTCGTTTTCCCGCAGTTGAGTAGGGTTGACAAGGGAATCCGCCTGTAAGTATGTCGATTGTTCCTCGGTGAATAGTGAAGTCTGTTTTAGTAATGTCATTGTAACTAATTGATTTTGGAAAGTGATGTTTTAATACTTTTTGTCCAAATGGATTCCACTCGCAATGAAAGATGTTATTCCAACCCATCCATTGCGCTGCTAAATCAAATCCACCTATTCCGCTAAATAAACTTCCGTGAGTCATAATGTAAATATAAAACACCCCGACCGAAGCCAGGGTGTGAATGATTAAAAAGGAAGGTCAGTTTTGTCGTCTGCCAAATACGTTCCCGCTTGTGGCTTACCTTCTAATTGCTTAAAATTACCGATGTAAGTTTTCTTTTCTTTTGCTTCGCGTTCTTCTTTAGATTGACGCACGTTGATTGAACCAATGTTTCCGTAGTTATCGGGTTGCTCGTTTACCCAAATGTCAACCGACAAATAAAGTTTTCCGTTCTTGTCTGATTTGGCAATTTTTGTCTTGTCAATATCTGACAAACAAATTGATCCTGTGTAAAGTGTGTTCATAGTATTAAGGCCCGCGTTGACGTAGCGGGCGCACGTTATAAGTTAATGACTTCGTAAGTGTGTTTTACTTCAACGTTTTTTGTGTAAAGCATATAATAAAATCCTTGTTCAATGCCGCCAGTGTAAAAATATTTTTCACCGCCCGATTGTTGGAATTTCAATCCTTTTTCTTCTGAAAACTGCTTTAATTCTTCGTAGTCTATGTCGTTTAAAACATAATTAACGTAAGTCATATTCTCATTCTCTGCAACGATTTTGGCTGCGTTTGCTCTCCAGGTGTTAAGTGTTTCTTGTAGGTTCATTTTAGTTTATTTTATTATTTGTAATTAAATTGAAGGCCATTTGAATTTTTATATCTTTTAGTGCAATAATTAGATATTTGACCTCTTGGCATTTTTAATGATTTAGAAGCCTCGGTTAAATTGTTGAATTTGCCAATCAATATTCCATCGGAATTTAATACTTCAAGCGGTTTTCCTCTTTTTTGCATTGCCTTAAGATGTGATTCTTTATGTTTTTCAGAAAGTTTGTACCCGCTTTTGTAAATAAATCCAATTTTGCTATTACTTATTTTTTGCTTTGTCGATTCTAGCATTACATAAGTTCTTCCAATAGATTTTAATCCTATGTTTTTTTTATGTTCTTCGGTAAGTTTTTTACCTAAATTCCAATTATTACCTAGCATTTTTAATCCTATCTTTTTTTTATGTTCTTCAGATAGTTTTGTTCCTGTTTTTGATATACTTATTTTTTCTTTTGTAAATATGGAATGAGTTCTGCCAGAAAAACCTTCACCGCCTAATGTCATATTTAATCCTTTTTTAAAAGAATTACATTTTTTTATTAATTCAATTTCTTTTAATCCTAATTCAATTTCATTTTCAGATTCAAATACAATTTCAAATTTATGGTTATCATATCCATATTTTTTAAATGAATTATATAATTTGACTTGCAATTTACAATTAAGGGTTTTATAATTGTAAATTCTACCTTTTAGGTCAATAGTCTTGCCTATATAATTTTTATTAGAAGGTGAAGTAAACTTATAAACGCATCCCATATTGATTATTTTAATGACACCGCCACGCTCGTGGTCGATTGCTTTGAAGGTGGATAAATTTTGTAAGTTTCGCCCGTGATTTCGTCCGTGAATAGAACGCCCGATGTAGGTACTACTTTTAAAAAGTCTTGTCGCGCTTTAAGTACTACGTTGGCACGTTCTGAACGTTCTTGTAGTTCTGATAGCATAAAATCACCGCATTGCGAATAGTCGTATTTCGTACCAACTTCGCGGATGCTAAATTTTGCGTTTTGATAGTCGAACGCTTTGCCGTACTTGGTTGCTTCTTCTAGCAAAATATCGCGATAGGTGTTGTCTGCAATCAACGCTTCTGCAATCTCAATCATTGCTTTCGCTTGCAAGTGTACTTCTAAAGGTTTTGCGCTACCTTCTTCAAGTCGCGCGATAATATCTGACACGAATGTTGCACGTTGCGCCTTATCGGTCTGAAATAGGCTTAAAATCGATTGTACTGTTAGTTTATCTGACATAGTCTTTGTTTTATTTCTTCGTAGGCTTCCGTTAGAATTTTATCTTGGCCGTCGAACGCTTGTGATGGTTTAATGTTTGCAAGGGATTTAAACAGGTATATCTTCCATTGTTCGTCGTAGTGTAGAATCTGCATCGCGCCCTCAATCTCGCGATGCAATTTAATTCTATACTCTTGCGCAATGTTAAACATAAGACGCTGCTTTTGCTTTGAACGTTTCGATTAGTTCACTAGCCGCGCGCATTTCCTTCGGTAGTGCTTTCCATAGTGAAGTTAATTCCGCTTTGTCGGCCGCGTTGTTAATTGCTTCAATCACGTCGTCGTAATCGGGCAGCACTTCAACAGGCGCGTCGATTGTAACTTGTTCCATTTCCTCTGGTGTGTACACTGGGCCGCTAAATACATCGGGTGTGTAAAACTTAACACCATTTGAAATAGCGCGAGCAAATAGCATATTCTTTGGAAACTTATCGATGTTCTTGGTACCCGCTTTTTTTGCGTCATCGATTGTGAATGTGCTAATTCCAAGTGATTCTTTGCCTTGAAAGAACTCAATAGAACATATTTTCTCGCTATGATCTACAACGCGAAAGTCATACTTGCCACTCCCTTTGATGCTTGATGCGATAAGACCAGCACCAATCGTCGGTTTGCCCTGGATGATGTGAATGCCACTCATACTTGCGAATGGGGGTATTCCAATTTCTTGACCTGCGATGATTTTGACCATTGCTTGTGCAGCACTTTTAATGTCAGTAAACATTCCGCTCTCGGCGAATGCTTTGCCGATAGACATTATATCGGTTGTGTTGATTTTTTGAAGTTCCATTTTGGTTTAGTTTATGGTATGAAAAAAATATAAATTAAAGAAATTAAAATTAACGCCCATTTTATAGCGCGTTTGTCGATGGTTGGCCTGTCGTAGTTTTTTCCGTAATACATTGGAACATTTTTGTTAATTGATTTGCGTAGCTGCCATACAAACGTTTGCGAATGATAACAACGCGTTTAATTTCGTCCTGGTAGTGTAATTGGGTGACCATATACTCCAATTGCGCGTCGCAATTAGCAATCATACGCATAATAGAGTCAAGGCGTGCGTGTTCTTTTCTCATTATTCGCCTAGTTCATAAAGTGAAAGAATAGCCCAATCTTCTGACAATCGGCGTGCCGTTTCAGAATCTTCAAAGCCGTTTTCTAGTTCTAATTCTTCTTGCTCGGTAGTGAGCGGATCGTTGGGGTAGTTTTCCCGAAGCCAATGCAAATATGCCATTTTTTTAAGTTTTAAAGCGCAGCGTGAATCGCTTTGCGTTGTAAATATACAATAAATTATTATAACAATGCAATTAAAAGTTATCAACATCAAAAAATCCTTCTTTTACCTTTGTCCTGTCTTTACGATACACGTTAAATCTTACGGCTTTGTAGCCTTTTTGTAGCATATACGCGTGAACAGGCGTTAAAGTCAAACATAAAGCGCGCGCCATCACCGTGACGGCTTCTTTGTCGTGGTTGTTGTCGATGTATTGTTTTTGCGCTTCGGTCATTTTAATCGTTTTAAATCTTCAATTAATTTGTTTACGCCTTCTTTGATTTGCCTGTTATCGTCGTCGCTAAACTCGATTTCTTTGCGGCCGTCCCATTCGTTCATTTTATGGTAAAATTGGGTAACACCTGGCGCATACTTGGGGAAGAATCGCGCGGCTTTAAGTAGTTTAAATAGTTGAAATTTGTTCATTTTTAAGTAGGATTACTCCGATTTTTAACAATTTTAAAAAATACTAATAATCTTCTTCGCAATCTTCGCCGTATAGGTGAGAAACAAAAATTATAATGGTAAGCATATAGATAAAAAATAACAATAATTTTAAAGTCATAATTCGTCAAGTTTAATAATAAAAGAGAAATCGCCATACAAATTTTTTACTTCTTTACGCATTGCATCCATTACAATTTTGCGCTGGTATCTATCGCAGAAATACTTAAGTTTCTGAAATTTCCCATCTTTGTATAGTTCTACAAATCCCTTTGATTGAACTATTGTGCGTCCGTAGTTAATCATTTGACAAACATTAAAGCGATGGCAATAATGGTAATAATTGCGACAATGATGTTGTCTTTTGTCGTGTAGATGTGTTTAGGTTCTTGTTGCATTTTGGTTGGTTTAGGATTTAAAACTACTACAAATTATTATAACAACAAAATTTATTTTATTTTTACCCTATGGAAATCGAACAAATCCTTAAAATTTACGTTGCTGAAGCGATGCCGCGCATTACAAAGTGCGTATTTGACGAACAACGTGCGCAGATAAAAAGGGAAAAACTACTTGAAAATTTAATCAATCTATATTATCAAGCGGTGGAAAACGCTCGTCGTACAACTCCATAATAGCCGAATAAATGATTGCGATAGATCGTGAACGTATTAGTTTAATCTTTGATTTCTCTTTGCGTTCTAACATTCCCTCGTCAATTCCTTCAATGGCTGCCATCGCGTAATGGGCCGCAGAAATATAATCGGCGCAAGATGTTGCGTCAATATACTCAAAACCTTCGGGAAGTTCATCTTCCATTCTCAAGTTTTTAAAGTTGCTAAATCGGGCCTGTCTATTTCCTGTGGTTCAAATATCTTGTATTTCCTAGCTTCTTGCGCTACTTTTTTCCATTGCTCATATACATTAAACGCGTTATTCATTTCGCGAATTGCAAATATTATTTGTTCTTCTTTTGAAAGTTTATAGAACTTCTTTGGCGGTATCATTTTACACGATTTTACCCTTAAAAATACGTTTATTTCTAAATTCAAAATTATCGCCATCAACGTCAATCATTGCAAATCCGTGATTCCAACGATTTAACGGCATATAAGCGGGATGCAATTCCGACATACAACCCAATGACCAAGTTGTGACCATTGTGCCCGATAACGTCGGCTCGGTGTGTTCTGACGATTGGTGATTGTGGCCTTGAAAACACGAAACTTTAGACTTTAAAAACAATCCGCGTGCTGGGTTCACAGGCGCAGTTATGCCGCCAATGTACTCGTGTCCGTGAATACCCCACAGGTTACCAAACTTCATCGGCCGTTTGTCGCCTATAATTTCAATGCCTTTCGCACGCGCTTTGATAATATTATTAAAGTCAAATTCTTGCACGCCTATAAGTTCACCCGCTTTTTCTTGTAAAAAATGCTCGTAACGTTCTTCGTGATTACCTATTTTAAAATATATTTTGCATTTTAATTCTTTCTCAAAGACATCAAATAACGCGCGAAACGTGTCTAATTCTAGCGCAAAATTTCTTTTTTTAGGGTCTTTAATAAACCTACTTAACCTATGACAGTCGATTGTGTCGCCATTTAGCAACAACGCATCGGGTTTCTCTTTTTTACAATAATCAAGTGCCGCCGTGATGGTATCAATAGAATGATATGGAACGTGTATGTCTGAAAATATTGCGATTCTTTTATGACCTTTAATTTCAAAAGGTTCGTATTCGGTTTCGTCCGATGCGGGGATTTTGTATGGGTTTTTATCTCTCGATGGGTATGGGTGTGTAATTATAGAACCCTTACATTTTTTGCCTTCAATTTGCCGTAAACAACCTCGCGCGTCTTCGATGCTTTTAAACATCAAATTGTTTTCGTTGTACATTAACCGCGCTAACCTTAATGTCGGCATTTCCATTCCGTACTTGTCGCGATAGTTCCGCGCCATAGCAGTTTTAGGATAAAATAATTTAGGCATTTTAAAAATTTATGCAGTACAAAGCGCGGCTTCATTATGTCGACGCGCAATCAAACCATCTAACCCTTTATTAATCCAAAGACGTTCCATTGATTTTATTGTTGTAGCTATGCCTACATAATTCTTTGCCAAGATTAACGGCGCAAGTTCGCGCATCTCTCTGCGTGATTCCCACGATGGCTGCCCATCAACACCAAACGACGAACCCCGATTAAATACTAGTGACACTATTGCGCCGCGTGTATCTTCGTTTAATTCGTCAAAACCTGAATATGTTTCTTGTGCTAATTTTATGAATCTTGGTAATGTTCTATTCTCAAACACTTCGCGAGCTGCGTTGGGTGTTATACGAAGTATTTTTGTTTGTGTGTTAATACGTTTCTTTGCCGTTTCTCCTTTAACACCGGCACAGGAAACCATAAACGCTAAAACGTTTCCGTTAACGTGTGCTGCCCAATCTCTTTTTATTTGTTCTTCTGAATTGTATCCTAGATCGTATCCGTGTCCGTAAGTAACACCACTTGCACCACCCGACCACGCTGGCGCAATGTCGCAACCTTCTGATTCTAATATCAAATCGATTGCGCGTTTGCTTATCATAACTTTAATTTAAAGTAAATAGTTGAAAGCAATGCAATAATTAACGCTATCATCAATACAAGGTACATTCTAGCGCGTTTACGCTCGTTAATGAGTGTTTGTCCTAGTTCTTGATATTTGCCGTCATAATAGGCTAATTTTTGATTCTGTAATTCAATAGAATCTTCAAGTAAAGTAACTTGCCTTTTATCAACTACAACAACGCGAATTGTGTCGGTGTGCTTAATTGTGTGTGTAATGCGCAAAGTATCGTACGAAAAATTGTAGATTGAATCGTAATGTGTAACGTGTGTAGTGTCGTGAAGAATAACATCAACACCAGGTACAAAAATGCGAACCGAATCATTAGCGCACGGGTGCAAAGTCGACCACAATAAGCCAACTTTGCTGAACGATTGCGGTTGTGTGATTACCGTTTGTTCTGCCCGTTGAACTCGTCGCGCTGGGTTGCAAGAAAATAATAGTATTACTAAAAGCCATCTCATTATTTTGTTCCTGTTACGTCTGAATCTTTAGCCAAATAACCAAATAAGGCGATAATAGCCGCAAGGCCAACTTTTTTGTAATCAATTATACCCGTTTCAATCAATGGTTGAACGGCAATAACAGTTGCTAAAACTGCTCCGATGATTGTTGTTTTAAATGAACGCATAATGTATGTGTTTATGGTTAAAATTATTTTCTATCTTGTTTATTAATTAACGATAAATTAATCGTGTTAACGCTTTCTTGCAGTTTGTCAAGTTTCGCGTTGATAACTTCGCGGTCTTTGTTTTGTTGCTCGGTTATTAGTTCCAATCGTGACAATCGCACATCGGTATTTTTCCAAAACCCTAAAACGGCCGCAACAACTATCACCGCCGCGCTTAACAATTCTATGAGCGTGATGCCTTCTTTTTTAATAGTTGCTTCCATTATTTCAAAGTTAATAAGTATGCAGTTCGATTAGCTATTGCCGTTAATTCGTCCAATATGTTTTGTAAATCTGTGTCGGGTGCTATGCTTCTTACACTCTCGCTAGTCATAAACGATGACACGCGCTTGATATATGGTAACGATGCGCCTTCGCTATACGGAACAACACTACCAGTAAATCCGCCGACAGGACGCGCATACTTGCCCGAATAAGTTTCGATAAAAGTATCGGCCGCATCGAGCCACAAATCATAAAATCCGCCAAGTGCTTTATGCTCTGCGAATGATGTTGTTTGCAAATGCCACAAATGCGCTTGATCGCGGATTTCAAAAAAGTTTTTTACTAATTCGTCAATATTCATTTTGTTTTATTTGGTGCGTATCTCACGAAACGCTTGTTCATATATAAAATATAATCGTCAATAGGTGCGTTAGATGTTCCCCATACGGCCACAACTTCGGCGGGTATTGGTTGCGTAAATGTTGCTATTTGTAAATTGTTTCTATCGCTTAATGCGACATAAGTGTTACAACTTCCGCCCGCTTGATTCAAATCAAATGCCACCCAAGATAATGAGTAAGCCGTATCGCCTTTAGAATTAACAATGACTGGATTAATAACTATTGCGTTGCGTGTGTAATAAACTGTATCACCATTAACAACCGTAGTGTCTTGTGATGACATTACAATTGGTGTGATTGTCGATGTTATTGTTGTTGTCGATGTTATTGTTTGCGATTGTGCTGCGAATGGTAATAGTAAAAATAAAAGGTATTTCATTATTTTATAGTTTTTGGTTTGTCTGCAACGATTTTAGCGTTCTTTTGAATAAAATCTAAAAGTTCTTTGCTTATTTTTTTGCTATCAATATTTTGGTCGATGGTATACAAAATCGCTCTAAACTCGTTAATATTTACGGTTATTGCAATAGTTGTATCTTGTTTTTGTTGCGCTTGACATAAACAAGCGATAAATAGTGCGGTGGTTGTTAGTAGTAATTTCATAGTGTAAAGTTATTGTTTTATTTGATATGTGATATAGATTGACGTATATGAAACATTATAAAATTAAATAAGTATAACTAAAAAAATAATCATAAGGACTTGTTGTCAATGGTGTAAAATCCATATAAACTGTAGTTGTTGAAGCATTCGCAGAAATAACAATTGGTACTGTTGTTCCCCTTCCACCGCCACCACCACCAGCTCTATACGCAAAATCAAAACTAGAACTTACAGGCAATGTCATAGTAATTCTTGTATTTGTTCCTAAAGTTGTAGCCGTTACCGTTGCAATTCCACTTACGGTTACTACATTTCCAACCCTCATATATTGGCAAGTGTAAGCGGTCGAAGATGCTGCGTTAGTTACTAATCCGATTGTAGGTGTATATGTTCCGCTAGTTACGTTATTTGCCGTTCCGTTGATTCCTAGTGTACCGCTAAATGTTGCGTTGCCTGTTGCCCTATTTATTGAAAATGGATTGCCTAAATACGCACCCGCATCGTCATATCTGTATAATGAATAGTTACTTCCTGTATTACTTCCCGATTCTGTTCCATCTGCATCTAATTCCCATCTTAATTTACCCGATACTGCTACTTGTCCGCTTGGGTATAATCTATAGCTATTCGTGTTATAAGCTGCTGCGTTAACAACACTAGATGTTGTAACACTTGAACTAAACGTTCCCGCACCCGCTTTATCTACTTTAAACTGACTAACCCCCCCCACTTGTAAATCCATCAAATTAGATGTACCACCCGATGCCGTGTTGGTCATATTTAATTTAATAGCCGTTGGGTTTCCCGTTGTGTTCCACGTTCCCGCAAGGTCTATTAAAGATTGTGCGTTTGCACCTGTAAGAGAGTAACCACTAGCAACCAAAGAAGATACGTTATTTGTTGCCGTTCCTATTGTTACACCACCCGCAACGGCTAAACCGTTAGTAGGTGCTGCGGTACTTGCTGAATAGCCTATTGCAGCACTTCCGTTTACTTGAAACTTGCTACCTATTGTAGCAGTTCCCAAGCCCAATGACCCACTAGAGTTTAAAGTTAATTGAGCAGTAGAAGATGCACCTGCTGCAAAGTTTATATTACCTGCCGCAACATCATTTAAAATGGTAACATTACCTAAACCACTATTATAAAAATAAATATCATTTGGGTTTATATTTTTATAAACAGGTTGTGTTGATGAAGTTTTTGCAAGATAACCAATTGATGCATCCGAAGTCAATTTTAAATATACTTGTGAAGAAGATAAAGAATTTGTATTGGAAATTTCTAAAAATGTTATTGCATTTTGATTTTTACTTATAGTAACATTATCAGCAAATGTACTTGTTCCTGCAACTATTAATCCATTAGTAGGTGCTGCGGTACTTGCCGAATAACCTATTGCTGCATTGCCATTAACTTGTAAAGATGAACCAACGGCAGTTGGGTTATTTACACCTACTGTACTTGAAAAAAGTTTAGCACCAGCAAAACTTTGCGTTCCCGTTGTAACCACACCACCAAATGAAGTTGATGCTGGTTGCAAGTTTAATACCGCACCTGTTAATGTTGCGCCGTTTGCGTTGGCAGTTGAACCAATAGCCGATAATGATAAATTAGCTTGTTTAATTTGACCAAGTGAATCAATACCTTTTTGAACTCTTAATCTTGTAGCTAAAACAACCGTGTCGGCTGCAAGTGTTCCGCTTGTTGTTATAGTTCCACCCGTAATTCCCGAACCATTATTTGTTGCAATAGATGTAACCGTTCCACTACCACTATACTGCGGCACATTCAATACTCCCGTTGATGGTGTGTAAGTAGCTGCGCCACTTGTTCCCGTTGTTGTTAGCGATATTGCGTTGCGTGGGTAGTATGTTTGATAACCCGATAACATTGTTGCCGTATCCGTATATTTAACCGCACTAAATGACCTTTGATAAGGCGATAGCATTGTTGATGTATCGGTGTACTTTACAACACTATAAGAACGCGCATACGGCGATAACATTGTTGAAGTATCACTTATATTTAATTTTAAAGCAAGCGCAGCCGTAGCCGTTGCCGTTCTATAATACGGGGATAGCATACTAGCCGTATCCGTGTATTTTACTACTGAATAGTTACGCGCGTAAGGCGATAACATCGACGCGGTGTCACCCGATAAAATTACCGTTCCCGATGCGTTTGGAAAGGTATAAGTACGATTGGCCGTATTTGCGGAAGTTGCAAAAACTGATAAATAATTATTACCATTAAGCCAAGACATATCACCCGATGTGTTTGCGTAAATATTACTTTCATTTGCCGTTCCTGTAACCGCAGCCGATTGATGCTTTAAACCAACGTGACCATTGCCCGCCGTTCCTTTTGCGTGTAGTGCTTGTGCGTTTAATATGTGCGTGTCTAAATCTACATCGGCCGTTGCACCCGTGTATGGTACATAGGTAGCCGAACTTTTTGCACCCAACGAATCAATAC